GGGCTGTTCAGGGATAACCCTGACTACCTCGCCACTGCTATCAAATATCTACAGGAGTAATACCCTTGAGTTTAGACGTTTTCTCAGTAGTACGCCCCAACACCAAGCTCGACGGCACCAACCCGCTGGAGCTGGTGATTGAGGAATTTGCCGGTATCGTCGAAGGTACGATCCAGCGCCGCTCCGTCACCGAAGGCTGGTTGCCGGTGCGTAAGGTAACCGGCACCGCGACCGTCTCCAAGGACGCTATCGGTGAATCGACCCTCGGCGTGGTTGTACCGGGCGTTACGCCTGACGGCACCAAGAACCAGTTCAGCAAGACCTCGGTGACCGTGGACACCCTCGTCTACGCTCGCTCGACTCTGCCGCTGCTGGATTCCTTCCAGACCAAGTACGATGTTCGTAAGGAGATCGGTAACGAACACGGCAAGAAGATCGCCAAGTTCAAGGACACTGCGTTCCTTGTCCAAGGTGCTAAGGCTGCACTGGCCACCGAGTCGCCTTACGGCGCACTGCCGGGCCACAGCGGCGGCACCCGCGAGACTCTCGCCACTGCCGGTGACGTAACCGATCCGGCTAAGCTGTACTCCGCTTTCTCCCGTCTGTTCGCACAGCTGGAGGAGAAGGACGTTGACCCGATCAACGACGACCTCGTGATCTTCGTGCGTCCGACTGTGTTCTACGCACTGTTGGAAGCAGAGCAGGTCATCAACGGTCAGTACCTGACCAGCGAAGGCACCTCGGTACAAGGCCACATCTTCAAGGCGTGGGGCGTGCCGGTGGTTTCCACCTCCAACCTGCCGAACGGTGTCATCAACACCACTGACGACGAGGGCAACTCTGTTGGCCGTCTGATGGGTGCTGGCTACACTGGTGACTTCAGCAAGCTGGTTGCTCTGGCCATGTCGCCTCGCGCTGTGCTGGCTGGCGAGACTATCTCGCTGACCTCCGACGTGTTCTACGACAAGCTGAGCAAGTCGTGGTACGTCGATGCGCACCTCGCCTTCGCGGCCACTCCTGACCGCACCGAGTACGCAGGTGCCATCCTCTTGCCTTGAGGCATGATGTAACCCATAGCCCCCGTATGCCTCGCGCAGCGGGGGCTTTTTTGCACTTACAGGATACCACTATGTTCCTAACGAAACTCGACGTGGTGAACGAGTGCTTGGCGTCTATGGGCGAGTCAGCTGCTAACTCACTGAACGAGAGCAACAGCTTCATCACCTCAGCACTGCGCTCACTCGAACAGGCTACGATCAGCGAGCAGTCTCCCGGCTGGTACTTCAACATCGACCGCCTGCGTCTGGAGCCTACAGTAGACGGTGAGTTCTATGTCCCGCATGACGTTCTCAGTGTGGACATTGACAGGTCACCTAACTGGCTGGTGATCCGTGGGCGGCGGCTGTACAACCGCGACAAGTCGGTATACCTTACCGACACACGTCCGGTCGAGCTGTTCGTTGTACGCGCGATCCCATTCGAGGACTTGCCCTACCACGCACAGCGCATGGTCCAAGCCGCTACCGTTGTCGCCTTCCAGAAGTCCTACGATGGTGACGAGCTGAAGCTGCGCGATGCCCAAGAGGAGTACGCCAAAGCGCGGACATTCCTCATGTCTGACCACATACGGTCAGTACGAGCCAACATGCTGTACCACGGCGACGTAGCAGTACGTCAGTCGCTCAACCGATTCCACACAGGGCAACTACCCTACCGAGGTTAACTATGGCTAAAGAGACTGGCGCATACGAGTCCTTGATTCGCGGCGTGTCGGAGCAAGTGCCGCACGACCGGCTGCCGGGTCAGCACTGGCTACAGGACAACTACATCAGTGACCCTGTTCGCGGACTTGCCCGCCGACACGGCAGCGTAATGGTGCATGAGCGCAAGTACGCTAGCACCACACTCAGCGCAGCAACCAAGAGCGATATCACCAACTTCAAGGAGGCCAGCTTCACCGTGCGCGGCAAGGAGCTGTGCTTCATGTACCGTCCAGTGGCCAAGGTATCCGGTAGTACAATGCCGGGACTGGTAGCCATCGACAAGGACGCCGGGCAGATTCTGTCCGTGCAGGCACCGGCTAGCGACACCGTAGCGCTGGACATTCTCGACAAGGGAATCACCAGCATCACCGCTGTCGGTCAGTTCCTGCTGTTCGCTGCTCGTGGTCGCAACACCACGTACACCGCGAGCGACCGTCTCACAGCTACCAGCCAGTATGCAGTAGCGTGGGTGCGTGGTGGTGCGTACAGCCGTAAGTACACCATCACCATCGTGAAGCCTGACAACTCCATTGTGACGGTAAACTACACCACGCCAGCGAGCTACTACGAGGGGACGCTTAACACAGCTGATATCCCGGCGACTGCGACTGACTACCAGAAGCAGGTCAACGACCGGGTGAACGCCTACAACACTGCAGTCAACCAGCACATCGCGGCAGCTGGCCGGGCCATCCAGCCCGAGAACATTGCCGAGTCGCTGCGAGCAGCATGTGTAAGCGCTGGCTTCACCACCGTGTCCCGCGTAGGTTCCATCCTGCGCTTCACCGGAGTGAAGAACGTGGTGACCGACGACAACGGCGACGGCTCACTGCTCAAGGCTACATCAAGCGAGGTAGAGTCCACCGCCGATCTGAGCAACTACCACGTGGTAGGCAAGACTGTACGGGTAACACCCAAGCAGAACGACTACAGCACCAGCAGCAACCCTAGCTTCTACCTGAAGGCACGGCCAGTTACCGAGGGCTTGACCGGATGGCAGGATGTGGTATGGGATGAAGGGCCGGGCTGGGAGGTAACGCCGGGCTTCGTGTTCATGCTGGGATGGTACAACAGCACGAATGGTACGCTGTATGTGGCCAGCACCGCCGCCTTGCTGGAGAGCATCACAGGGCTGACTGAGGTGCCACGATTTAACATGTCGTCAGCAGGCGATGCAGAAAGCAGTCCGCTTCCTGAGTTCTTCGGCAAGCAGATCGACTACATGCGGACCTTCCAAGACCGCCTGATGATCGTGGCTGGAGCCACTGTGTTCCTCTCTCGCTCGGGAGATTATTTCAACTTCTTCCGCAAGAGCGTTTTGACTTTGGCTGACGACGATCCAATCGAAGTCTATGCCGATGGGTCAGAGGGTGACACCATCACCTGCTCGGTGCAGCTCGACCGCAACCTGCTGCTGTTCGGCAAGCGCCAGCAGTACGCTATCCCCGGTCGTGAGGCGATGACGCCACGGAACGCCTACATCGCAATCCAGTCGGCGCACGAGGACGCAACCGACGCACCGCCAGTGGCTACGGGCAACCTGATCTTCTTCAGCCAGCAGCGCAGCAACCGCCTGACAGTGCAGCAGATGATGACGGGTGCCTACGCCGACAGCTTCGAGTCGTTCGACGTAAGCCAGCAGCTCGACGGGTACATGATCGGCAAGCCCATGCAGATCGTGGCGATGACCTCGCCCACCCAGCTGTTCATCCGGACGAAGGAGCTGGCCAACGGCGTGTACGTCTTCAGCTACCTCGACTCTATCGGGTCGGAGCAACGGCTGTTCGATAGCTGGAGCCGGTGGACATGGGACGCCAGCCTAGGCACGCTACTTGGTATCACCGGCCACGACAGTAACATGCTGACGGTGACGGCACGGCAAGCGCCTGACGGTGTGTACCTCGTGCTGGATCGGTTCGTCCGCGAGAGTCGCCTTAGCGACAACCCGTACCTCGACTCCATGCGTCCGTGGTCAGCGGTCAGCGGACAGGTCGGCACAATCGAGACGAACTGGGTCGGTGCAGCCAAGACGGCTGTGGCGTTCAAGGCTACGGCTGGTGACTACTTCCTGCTTGGGCGTCCGTTGGCTGAAGTGTCACTGCTGTTCAGTAGCGTACCGGGCCAAGAGGCACACGCTATGGTCGGCACCTACTTCCACTCGGACGTGGAACCTACCGCCCCGTACATCCGCGACCGCAAGGACAAGGCCGTGCTGGATGGCAGGCTGACGATCAGCAAGCTCATGGTCACCGTGGCCGACACGGCAGCAATGGACGCTACTCTCACTGCTCACGGTACTACCACTGACGCACTCAAGTGGGTACACCGCCCGGCAGGTAACTGGGTACTGAACAAGCAGCAGGTCGCTGAGTCTACTACCGTCACCATCCCGGTGATGAAGGAGATCAGGGACTACCGGCTGCGGCTCAGCTCTCGTAACTGGTTGCCCTTGACTATCTCGTCTATCGAGTGGCAGGGTCAATTCTTCACTTCCCGTCGAGGTTGATATGGCATTCTGGATTCCCCTTGCCATGGCCGGTATGAGCATGGCCCAAGGGATGAAGCAGCAGGGCGACGCGGAGATCGCTAAGCTCACTGACGAAAGCAATACCCGAGTGGCTAATATCATTCGGGAAGGTAACAACGAGCTGGCGGCGGCTCAAGGGTCGCTTGCCCGCTACATGCAGTCCCGTGCTAATCAGGTTCACCTGAAGAACACGGGCAAGGCCATCGAGGCGGTAACCACCAACATGCTGCGGCTCCGCGACTTAGCCACCACTGGTGCGCTGGATCGCCGGGTAGCAGCAGCCGAGGAGCTGGGTGCGGTGCAGGCGCAAGCCGGTGCTGCTGGCATCGGTGGTGGTACGGTGGCCATGATTAATAGCACCGTGAACCTTCGCCACGCACAGGTGGATCAGATCGCCAAGCGTCAGGAGAAGGAACAGACCTACGACATGAGCATCCAGCGTGACTCGCTCAAGGAGCAGATGATCCTAGGCTTGTCGGATGTGCAGTACCTCGACAACATCAACATGATGGAGCAGCAGAGCCGCAACATCCAAGTCCCGAGTACCGGGCAAGTCTTCGCCAACGCAGCACTCACCTTCATGCAGTCCTATGCACAGCTAGGAGGTGGTGCTAAGTCTGCCACTCCTGCAATGCAGGGTCAGGCTAAGCCGTTGTTCAGTAACCCAGCATTCGTGAGGAACATGTAATGGCAGGGCCAGTGATGCAACAAGCGCCCACCTTGCAGCTAGGGCGTGGAGGTATGGAGGGTGGCGGCGTAGGGTCCGCCCCTCAGATCAACCCGAGTACGCAGGACGATGGCACGTTCAACCTGCTGATGAAGATGGGCGAGTCAGTACTGGCCCCGATGATTCAGAAGCGGCAGAGCGAGCTGTTCCTGCAAGGCGCTCAGCGGGTAGCCCAAGGTGAAGCGCTTAAGGATATCGTTGACGAGCAGCCGTGGTATACCCAAATCTTCGGTGAGTCCGCCAGCATCCAAGGTGCGCGGACTGTAGCCCAAGTGGCGCAGGTTGATAAGTTCAACGCCGAGCTTATGGGCAACATGGACGAGCTGGCCTCTATCAGTCCCGAGGAGATCGGCGCTACCGTCAACCGCAAGATGCAGGAGTTCCTGACTGGTGACCCGCTAGCTGACGCGGTGATCCAGCAGAAGATGGTGGAGGCCAGCGGCACGTTCTACACCACCCACGCTAAGGCTAACTACAAGCACGTCCAGAACACCATGAAGTCTCAGGTGACTGGCATGATGATCCAGAGTGCTGGGATGTTCCAGCAGGCCGCACGGCACCGAGCTGAAGGTACGCTGAGCGACAAGGACTGGATGCAGGTCGAGGCCAAGGCGGCGTCTTCCCTCATGCCCATCGCCGGGCAGTCGCAGGAATCCTATTGGGGTGCTGTGCAGGAGGCCACACTCGATGCGCTGGTAACGCAGAACCACCACTTCGTCGGCATGGTATTCGACTCGGGGCTTATCAACGAGGCTCCACCAGAGGTACGCAAGACCCTGATCGACGAGCGCCGTAAGTACGAGGCCATCACTCGTGAGGAAGCCGGTTACGGTGACTTCGGTGCAGAGATCGGTGTACTCAAGGCGCTGGCTGCTAACGGCCAGATCAGCCCGAAGGAAGTGGTGCAGCGGGTGGATCAGCTCAACGAGCAGTTCAGCCTGCGCTACGGTATCAAGTCCCCTGTGTTCAGCCGGGACGAAATGAGCGCCATGCTTACCGGCAACCTGAAGAAGCTGTACTCGAATCAGGAGGCTGCGCTGAAGGCACGGGCCGAAGGCGGTAACGATCAGGAGCGGGCACTGCGATTGGCTACCGTGATCGCTGCTGGCGGTGGCAACATGGCCGTCCACTCTGGCCTCGGCACTGCGTCCGAAGTGCAGAACGCTGTGTGGGCTGCAACCCAAGCCATATCGGCTAAGGGCGGCGACCCGATGGAGTTCCTCGTGAACACCTACAACACCGGCGACGGGCACGTCAACAACTACATGCGCAACCAGATGAACTCTGCGCTGCGTGCTGCTACCGCTGGTGGTGAGTACAACGGAGAGGCGTTCACTAACGCCTACCAGCTGTGGCGTGGTATGTACGACAAGCCAGACGGCAAGGCCGCTGCCCAAGCGTACCTAGGTGACAACAGCCTGCGGATGGAGAAGTTCCACATGCTGAACTCCAACGGCACACCGCCTGAGATCGCGTTCGCTATGTCCTTCAAGGAGCCGCTGACCAAGGGCCGACCAGTAAGCAATGAGGAAGTGCAGGGCGTACTGACCAAGGAGGTAGAGTCCACCGGGCCAGGGTTCCTTGACCGTCTCATGGGCCACTCCCCGCTGACCAACACCTCGAAGGGGCTGCTGGCTAGCGAGATCGCCAAGGTGTACGAGCCACTGGTAAGCATCGGCGTGGACGAGGGCACTGCGATCAAGCGTGCTACCGACATGGCAGCTGCTAACGTGGACGTGCTTGGGCCTTACGCTGTACGGCGCAACCCCGGTGAGCCTAATCTGTCCGCTCTGTTGGGCACCGACAACAAGACTGCTGGCAAGCTGTTCGAGGATGCTGTAGCAGCCGCTGCTCGTAAGCAGGGCGTCGATGGTGGCATTCCCGGTACTGGTATCGGCTTCACTGATATCGGTCCCATCGGCGTAGTCAAGAAGCTCATCAAGGGCGAGAAGGTAGATGCCATCGACGCCACTCCGGTAGGCGTTATATCTGGCCTGTGGAACAAGACCTTCAGCGAGGACGTAGGTTCTCAGTTCATCAACGCAACAGCAGTCATGACCGACCCTGAGTCTGGTCTACCATACCGAGTCTACAGCGTGTATCACACACCAGCTGACGGCTCTCAACCCAAGATGATCGTTATCGACTCCCGCGAACTCCGTAAGGGTTACGAGGCGAGTGACGACTTTAGCGACTAGCATCATGCCCCGCTGCGGCGGGGTATCTTAGTAGTCGTTCACCACAAACGGAGGCTGTAATGGCTGACTTCAAGTTCACTGAACTAAGCTCCACCCGCCCGGCTGACCTGAAGGCGCAACGCGCAGCAGGCCAGACTGGCGGTCTCGACAAGTTCGAGCAGAAAGTAGCAGAGCGGGCACAGGTCGGCTCGATGGTAGCATCCCTGCGTGCAGGTGAATCCGAGGAGCAGGCACTGGCAGTAGGTGCAGCGACTGAGGATGTAGTAACCAAGAACATTGATCGTGCCGTAGACTCACAACTGGCCACCCTGACTCCTGATATCACCTCTACCAACCTCACCGAGGTATCCGCACAGGTACAACGGCAGGGTGAGAAGGACGAGCAGTTCCGTCAGGACACCTCGTTCCTCGACCAGACTCAAGCCGCGATCAACGAGTACACCCTGACGATGGCGGGTATCCGTCAGATCGCAGACACCGTGCGCGAAGACTTCCCGGTAGACCCTACCTTCGATCCTATGCAGGACCGTGACCTGTACGAGCAAGGGCTGGACGAGAATGATCGCCAGTGGCTCCGCGACGTAGGCTCCGCTGAGGAACGCCTGTGGAAGCTGGAGCGCATCCGCGAGCGCAAGGAGAACGAGAAGACCCTCGGCGCACACGGTGGCGCACGGGCTGTGGCCGCTTCCCTGCTGGGCGGGCTGGTCGATCCGGCTGGCTGGGTGGCAGGGTACGGGGTCGGCAAGGTAGCGCAGCTGGCTGGCGTAGGAGCGCGTGCTGCGTGGATCGCTGGCAACCGTGCGAAGGCCGTGGGCTACGCTGCGGGCGAGGGTGCCGTGGGCAACGTCCTGTTCGAGGCCGCTCTGGACGCCAGCGGGCAGCACGTCAGCTTCTCGGACTACGTTTATGCTGCCGGGTTCGGCGCTGCCTTCGGCCAGCTGAGCCTCCTAGGCGCTCGCCAGCGCGACGTTGTGGACGATCTGGTACATGCCCCTGACAACATGACGATCAACGCCGTGCGCAGCGAAATTGAGGGCATCCGTGCGGCCCGCGAGGCTGGCGAGCAGGTGCTGGACGAGGCCACCATGCAGGCCAACGTCAAGAACCGCACCAAGGGAATCCGCAAGAGCACCGAGGTGCTGCGTGACCTGATGGATGCAGACGATCCGACTATCTCCGCAATGGCAGCTCGACTCTATACGCTGTGGGGAGACGAGATCGAGGTACATACCGCGAGCAAGCCGGGCTTCCGAGCGCACTTCGATCCGACTCACCAGCGTGTTGTGCTGGGTGAAGGGGCTGAGCCGTGGGTTCAGCTGCACGAACTGTCCCATGCCGCTACTTCTGACCGCGTTCGCTACGGTAGGAAGCAGCCGAACAGCACAATCGGACGCCTTACGGCTGAGATAGAGACTCTGCGCGAGACTGCGGCCAAGGCTGCTATAGGTACTCCGTTCAAGGATAGCCGCACCAGCTACTACCTGAAGAACACCGACGAGTTCATCGCTGGTCTGTACTCAGGTCAGGCTGAGTTCCACGACTTCCTCTCCTCGCTGAAGGTAGCAGAGAAGGACGACACCCTGCTCAACAAGATGGTGACCATCGTGCGCCGCATCTTGGGTATGTCCGAGTCCGACCACAACATGCTGAGCAAGGCTATCGGCCTGTCCGACAACCTGATGCAGACCAACTTCAAGGTCAAGTACGTCCAGCACCCGCGTAGTGGTAAGGGCAAGCCGGTGGTTATCGAGCGTGACCAGACCCCACAAGGGCGTGACCTGCCCGCTGAGTTCACTGCACTGGTGAAAGAGCAGGGCGGTGAGATGGTAGAGGGTGCCAAGGAGCAGAACGCCGAGCTGTACAAGAAGGCACAGGACCGTGCTGGTGAGGATGCGTCGCCTGAGCAGATCGCAGCTACCGCTGAGGCTGTACTGAACGACGAATACACCAATACCCTGCGTATTGCACTGGCTGACGTACAGGAAGGCGACCGTATACTGCCTAAGCTGACCGAAGGCGACATTGATCCTGAGACTGGACAGCTGAAACCAGTAGATGAGATGCTGTCGGACCCCGCATTGCGTGCTGAAGTGGGCCAGCGGTGGGGTACAGACCTCATCGAAGACCCAGCAACCAAGGCATTCGTCGAGGAACTGGCTGTACGGGCTGAAATCTGGAACCGGCAGCACCCTGTAATGGAGGAACGCACCAAAAGCATCCTCGCCCGTGTACCTTGGCTGGCTACAACCGGCCTGCAACTGGTACGCAGCAAGCATCCGGTAGCCCGCTTCATCGCGGGCAACCTGCTTGAGGTGACAACAGGTGCAGCAGGGCGTCGGCGTAGCGCTGCGATCACCAAGGTAATGCGTGAGCGCATCTATCAGAGCTACCTCGCCAAGTATGAGCGGGAATACCAGCAGTTCCGGCGTATGAACGGCGGCAGCGCCATCAAGGACTTGGTAGGTACTCAGCTCCGTGCAGAGTTCGACCTTCAGGTAGCGCTCCACCGCGAGAACCGCCGCCTTGGCATCTCTGATGACGCTAATCCGGCAGTAGTACGGGCAGCAGACCACCTTGACGAGGGATACAACGTCATGCGGGTGGATCAGCAGAAGGTAGGGACTATCGGCGCTAAGCGTCTGGGCGATAACAGTATCGGCTACGCTCCTCGCAGTATCTCCTCTGGCTGGGTAGCTCGTGCCACTAAGGCGCAGCGATCCGCAGTAGTCGCAGTATTGGAGAAACAGCTGGACGAAGCATGGGCATTGTTCAGCTTCGAGAGCGCAATCAAGGTTAAGCCCGGCGATATAGCTAAGCGTTACCTAGAACGCGCTCTGACCAAGGCGTATGGTGGTGAGATCATCCCGGCACACCTCGATTCGCCGGAAGCATCCCGCATTCTCGGGGATGTGCTGCGGGCAGAGGGGCTGACCGACGACCAGATCGAGCTGGCAATAGGTAGATTCAGCCGTGGTGGGCAGAAGCACACCAAGAAGCGGCTTGAGCTGGACCTCAGCGCTGAAATGGTACTGGAAGACGGTACTACCTTCCGACTCATGGAGGCATTCGACACAGATCAGTCTAAGCTCTACCTCGACTACACCCGCCGCGTATCTGGTGACGTAGCGCTGACTCAACACGGCTTGCCGGGTGAGCAGGGCATGAAGCTGGTGCGTAAGGCGCTGGAGTTCGGGCCAGATGGTCAGCGTGCCACGCTACAGGAAATGGAGGCGTTCGATCAGATCGCAGCAGAGTTCTTCGGCAAGCCAATCGGCACCAATAACAGCAATGTGCTGGATAACCTGCGACTCCTGACCGCTGCGTCTAGGCTTGGTGGCATGGCGTTCACTCAGTTCGCTGAAACCGCCAACATCGCCGGGGCATTGGGCGTCAAGGCTGCGATGGATAACATCAAGGGACTACCACGCATGATCGCTGAGGTACGGGCAGGGAAGTTCAACCCGATCTTGGACTCCATCGAGCGTATCGGTGGCGAGATCGGCACTGACCACAAGGTAGTGTTCCCGTACCAGCAGTCCAATGACATTCGTGTCTTCGGTCGGGACAGCCTGAGTGCAGTAGACCGTATCGTCCGTGGTGGCGCTAACGCCATGCCTTGGGTTAACGGTTGGCACTACCTGCATTCGGCACAGCTGCGAGGCGTCACCGAGCAGATCGTCCACAAGATGTTCCGCTATGTCCGAGAGGGCGGTGAGGATGTGGCTCTGCGCGGCATGGGGCTGAGCGACGAGCTGACTGCACGGATCAAGGCTGACCTCGACAACGTGGCTACCTTCGACGATGCAGGTAATCTGACTGCGCTGGACCTGACGAAGACGACCGATCCAGCTGCTACCGCAGAGCTGGTGCAGGCCATACACCGTGGTGGCAAGCAGATCATCCAAGGCTCGTTCATTGGTGAGACTGGCAAGTGGGCGCATGACGGCTTCTTGCGCATTCTGACGCAGTTCCGGAGCTTCAGCATCACCGCCGCTGAGAAGCAGTGGACCCGTCAGCGGGTAGACGTGGGCACAGCCAAGGCGTTCGGCCTGCTCATGGGGTCGATGGCGTTCGCGCTGCCGATTCACTTCGCTCGGGTACAGGTCGCTGCTGCTGGACGCGAGGACCGTGAGGCCTACCTCGACGCACAGCTGGCACCTGACATGCTGATCCGCGCCACCCTGAACTACGCTGCTCTGGCCGGTATCTCCGGAGATATCTTCGACGGTATCGCAGCAACGGCGGGGTACGAAATGTCCGGAGTCCGTGGCTTCGGTCGCAACTTTCTCGACAACGTGCCAGCAGCTGGCTACGTCAACACAGCGGCTCGTGCAGTCACCGACCACGACCCTCGTGACCTGATCCGCAGCCTGCCGGGCGGCAACCTCCCGTTCCTGATCCCGGTGCTTAACGCGGCAGCTGACTAAATAATAGCCAAGGACGGCTATTGCCCCTTTATCTGGAATACCCAAACATTTTAAGGAGTCCCAGCAATGGCGGACGCTCCATATCTATCAATGCAACGGTTCAACGGTAACGGTACTACTACCGACTGGACCGTGAACTTCGCTGGAGGCACGCCCCCGTATCTCGACGCGAGCGATGTGATTGCTTACGAGATCATCCCGGCTACTGCACTCACTGCGGAGGTACGGATTGACCGCACAGTAACGTACATCGGCCCTTCGCAGTTCCGAGTGACGCCTGCTGTAGCCTCTGGGCGCATCCTAGTCCTTCGTCGTAAGACTGAAGATCAGTACAACCTAGTTGACTTCCAGTCCTTGCAGGCTGTGAGCGAGTATGACCTCGATCTAGCTAACCGGCAGCTGCTGTTCCTCAGTCAAGAGGCGGTAGACCAATCTCGTTTGGCTGAGGAGCGGTCGGTATCCGCTGAGACTATCGCATATTCGTCTGTGAATGACGCCACCGAGGCGCTTGCTACAGCCAATTCGGCTAACAGCAAGGCCAACACGGCGCTCAGCACAGCGAATGCGGCCTCCAGCGCAGCCGATAACGCAGTGGCTACCGCAAACGCGGCCACTACCACTACTAACGCTGCTAACAGCACCGCAAACACGGCCCTCAGTACCGCGAATGGCGCTACAGCTACCGCCAATTCGGCCGCAACCACTGCCAACGCAGCTGATACCAAGGCCAATACGGCGATTGCCACCGCCAACGGCGCTGTGGACACCGCTGTGGCTGCTGCTGCCGACGCTTCCGCTGCCCTGACGGCCTCTGAACAGGCCGAACTGGCTGCTGCTGCTGCTCAATCCTCTGCCGCAGCTACTGAGTTGCTAGCTGCATCCGCAGACGCGAACGCTGCTACTGCACTCTCGACCGCCAACGGCATCGACGCCAAGGCTACCGAGGCGCTGTCCACGGCGAACTCTGCATCTGCCACTGCCACTCAGGCGATGACCCTGATTGAAGAAGCAGGTGTCTCGACCTTCAATGGGCGGGCTGGTGTGGTCATGCCGCTGGCTGGCGACTACTCTGCTGCACAGGTGTCCTACAACGGCATCACCGTAGCTGACGCGCTTGTCGATCTGGCTGATTATGACGCAGTGCTGACTGCTACGCTGCAATCTGAGATCGCTCGGGTGGAGCAGCAAGCGCTAGACAACATGACCTCGGCGCTGGCTACCAAGCTGGACACCAACGGCGTCGCTGTTGACTCGCAGAAGTTGGGTGGGCAGATCAGCTCGTACTACGCCACGGCGAGTGCGCTGACTGCTGGCCTTAACTCCAAGCTCAATGCTAACGCTAAGGCGGTGTCCGCAGCTACAGCTGACCAGCTGGCCACCGCTCGCACCATCAACGGTGTGTCCTTCAACGGCACCGCGAACATCGTGGTGGCTGACGCTACCAAGCTGTCGCTGACTGGCGGTACGGTAACTGGCGAGATCAACCTGCAAGGTACTTCGACTAACTGGGTCGGCCTAGGCATGGACCCGAACCGCGCGTACTCACTGCGGATTCACTCGCCCAACATTGCGTACACCTATATCGGCGCACGCAACGGCAGCTACACGCACTACGAGTCTGGTACTGGTAACCACTACTTCTACGGTAACATCATCGCGCAGAGCAACATCACTGCGTACTCTGATATCCGTGTGAAGACTAACCTTGAGCTGATCCGCAATCCTCTCGACAAGCTGAGTCGCATGGGTGGTTATACCTATGATCGTACCGATGTTGAAGGTCCGCGCCAAGCAGGCGTGATTGCGCAACAGGTTCTGGAAGTGCTGCCCGAGGCTGTGACTGTAGACCCTGAGTCTGGTCACTACTTCGTCAACTACAACTCTGTGATTGGTCTGCTCGTAGAGGCTGTCAACGCACTCAACGATAAAGTCAAGGAGCTGGAGAATGGCACTACCAAGTAGCGGTCCCATTACAATGGCACAGGTCGCTGCTGAGATTGGCATCAGTGCATCCGGTTTGTCGCTCAACGACAGCCGGGTGCGCCAGCTGGCAGGCCGTCCTAGTGGCGGCATCAGCATGTCCGACCTTCTAGGTAAGGCGTGGTTACTACCACCAACTATAGCAGTTGGTAGCTGGAGTGGTTTCTTCGCAAATGGTGAGTACCGGACATTCGACAGCGACACCTTGACCTTATCGCTAGGCGGCGGCGCTGGCACAGTAACATACACTACACTGTCGGGTGATAGTAACACCGGGTTCACTCAGAATAGCCAGACGTCTTACAAGTTCTTCTCTCGTACTGCGGCCGGTAGTACAAGGGACGTCCGGTTTACGGTCACTAACGCTAGTGGCTCCGCATCAATAACTGTGCGCTTCCGCGCTATGAGGCAACTATGATTAAAGCATTCGTATTACTGGCAGCGGCAGCTCTTATGGTTGGCTGCACAGGCAACAGCTATGAAACATATAAAGGTCCGGGCTTTGGTAAGCCCTGCAAGGAACTATACGAGCTTCCTGCCAACGTGCAGAAGTGTGAGCATCACCAGAGTGGTTCTGGTAAGTAACTCTAAGAGGTAACGGTATGGCACTGCTCGACCAACAGGCACAGGAACAAGTCGCACAAGCGGCATCCGTCGCTGCCAAGGCTTCTACTGCTGCCCTCGGCGGGCAGTTCCTATTCGGCTACACCATCAACGAGTTCGCGGCGCTGGTCGGTATGACTATCGCCGTGATCCAATTCGTCTACTGGATATACGAGAAAGTCCAGAAGCACAAGGCAAATAAGGAGGCAGCTTATGGCTGCGAAGTCTAGTACACTCGGAACGCTACACGAGCTGTTCGCGCAGTATTGGCTAGACCAGATGCAGCGCGTGGACGAGGAGACTGGTCGGCTTATCCCACTCTCTGCGGCTGAGGCTGCTGTACTACGAGCGTTCCTCAAGGACAACAACGTGCAGGCTGATCCGGCTGACGATGGCGATATCAAGGCGCTGTCCAAGTCCCTCCGGTCTGCTACTGAAGGCACTGTCGGTGAGTCGGAGCTTGACGCGATCATCAACGACTTCCAACGCCAGATGCCCGGCATAGGTAATATGCAATGATCTACAAGAACCCGAGAGAGAAACAACTCGCACTGCTGCAAAAGACATTCCCGCAGTTCGTACCGTTCCTCATAGTTACCCTCAAGTTCCTCGGGTTCTCGGCTACTGAAATCCAGAAGGACATTGCGTCCTTCTTGGAGTTCGGGCCTAAAGACCTGATGGTCCAAGCACAGCGCGGTCAGGCTAAGTCTACCATCACTGCTATCTTCGCAGTCTGGTGCCTGATCCACAACCCGAAGCACCGTATCCTGATCGTGTCTGCAGGTGGCAAGCAAGCCAACGAGATCAGCACATTGATCTGCCGTATCATCCTGAACTTCGATATTCTGGATTGCCTGCGTCCTGACCCAACCAAGGGCGACCGAGTATCCGTAGAAGCGTTCGACGTTCATTACTCCCTCAAGGGAATCGACAAGTCACCGTCTGTGGCTTGTACTGGTATCACTGGTAACCTGCAAGGTAAGCGTGCCGACCTGCTGATCGCTGATGACGTTGAGTCGCAGAAGAACAGCCGTACCGCTATGGCTCGTGAGCTACTGCTCTCGTGGATCAGGGACTTCGCGTCCATCTGCCAGAACGGTCGGATCATCTACCTCGGTACACCGCAGTCCGACAGCTCCGTATACAACACCCTGCCGCAGTCCGGCTTCACTGTACGCATCTGGCCGGGGCGTTACCCCACGCCAGATCAGACCGAACACTACGGCGACATGCTCGCTCCGTCGATCAAGTCAGCGCTGGAACGCGACTACACCCTAGGTGCCGGTGGCGGAGCTGACGGCACACAAGGTCAACCTGTAGACCCTGAGCTGCTCGGTGAGGAATCACTTCAGCTCAAGGAGCGCAAGCAGGGCACCGCGTTCTTCCAGCTACAGCACATGCTGTGTACCAAGCTGGCTGACGAAATGCGTTACCCGCTCAAGCCGATCCAGCTGGTTGTCATGCGGCTGGGCGACAAGCTGCCAGTGTCCTTCACTCGCGGCATGAGCGTCGAGCATACCAAGCAGTATCAGGTAGGCTCCGTCCGCTTCAGTTGCTCCACACCTCAGTACGTCTCGGCTGACGTTGCACCGCCTACTGGCCGTGTGATGCGGATCGACCCGGCTGGTGGTGGTAAGAACGGTGACGAATCCGGCTACGCTGTAGTCGATCAGCTCAACGGTAACGTATACATCCGCAAGGTTGGAGCCGTACCCGGTGGGCTTGAGGAGGACAAGCTACGCGCTCTGGCACTCGCTGCTAAGCGCTGGAACCCCGACCTCATCATCATCGAGAAGAACATGGGCCACGGTGCCTTCACTCACATCCTGCTCCCGTTCCTGCGGGCAGAGGGCGTGGAGTGCGCAGTCCATGATGTGTTCGAGACTGGTCAGAAAGAGCTGCGTATCATCGACACGCTGGAGCCTATCATGGGCGCTGGCAACCTCGTGATCGACGAAGACGTGCTGCTCGACGACTGGCCTAGCACCTCGCACCACCCAGCTGACAAACGCCAGCTGTTTACCCTGATGTTCCAGTTCACCAAGGTGACACGTGATCGTGGCGCTCTTGTCAAGGATGACCGCCTAGATGCACTGGCAGGTGCCGTATCCCATTGGGTCGGCGCACTGAGTCAGGACTCCAAGCTGAAGGAACAAGCCCTGCGTGATGCTGAGATAGCTCGCTGGGCTGCTGACCCTCTGCTGCACCGTCGCTACGACATGCCTGCGGGTATGCGCGTATCAGCGACACCTACTACCATTCGTAAAAGGATATGACACCATGCGAGCTTCCGACCTGCCGACTCCCGGCATCCTGTCCAATGGGCAGACCCTGCGGCATGAAACCGCGCACGCTATCAGCCGGGCGGAGATCAACGCCGACCGTAGCGCGACCTCTGACACAGCCGAGCAGCTGCGCTTGTTCTTCGAGGACTGCGCCCGTAAGGCCAACGACATTATAGCTACCGGCTCGGCTGGTGGTACTCGTGCATCTGACCTCCTGTCTCCGGGCACGCTGTCCAACGGCCAGACCCTGCGTCACACCGTAGCTCATGCACTGGCTCGCGCACAGATCAACGCTGATCGGTCGCCAAGCTCCACTACCGCAGCGGACCTCCTGCTGTTCTTCCTCGCTGCCTCTACCTTTGTTGGTGGTGACGGTAACCTCGGCGGGCCAGAGTCTTGGATCGAATTCGTCAATGGCGAATGGGTTCTGAACTTCTCCGGTGCAATCGACTACGACACTGAGGTGCCTGCTCCATGAGTCTACGCATTCAGCCTATCTATGATGGCGAGAATGCTGGCGAAGCGTTCGAGAAGGTCAACTTGGCTATGGCCCGGACTGACCTCTCGAACCTCACCAACGTCCTCACCTGTAACCGCTTCGGTCGATGGAAGACCATCACTCTCACCGAGGCCACCACATTCCAGATCGTCACGGAGGTCGAGTCACACCTCGACGGTATCCGTGTCGGCATCCCGAACCTGTCGGCCAGCCCGGTCGCCGGAGTACGCGCTGCTGTAGCCTTCATGCGGGACTTCGTGTCCGGTAGCTGGTACAGCCACCCGTATCC